CCTCTCATTTCTATTCGGAGAGAAAAACATGTCAACAGTATCAGACGACATTTTAGATTTTGATTTTGGCTTTTCAGCAGTTGATGAAAGTGAGCTTGAGGTAGTCCGTGCTGCAACCCAACAAGCAGAACAATTGAGTTCTCAGGTTGAGGCTACGGATGCAAAGGCTCAGTTAATTTATAATGCGATTACACCCTTGCTCAATAATCTAAAGGCAAATCCTGAAAAGGATTATATCTATTGGCCCAATCGCCACGAAAAGATTGATGCGTTTGCGGACAAGCTTTATGCAATTATGAACGGGAGTTAATGTATGAGTCTTTTAGACAAACTCGTGAAAAACAGTACCATTAAAATGACGGCTCCAATCTCGGAGTCCAAAGTTTATGGTAAAAAGGATATGTGCCCAACACCCATCCCTATGGTAAATGTTGCTCTATCCGGCCGACTGGATGGCGGTTTGGCACCAGGGCTTCTTGTCCTTGCCGGTCCATCCAAACACTTTAAATCTGCATTCGCCTTGGTTATGGCGGCTGCCTTTTTAAAGAAACATGAAGATGCAGTAATGCTCTTCTACGATTCAGAATTTGGTACACCCCAAGCATATTTTGAATCATTTGGTGTAGACATGGACCGTGTGGTTCATACACCAGTAACAAATGCGGAAGAACTTAAATTCGATATTACTCAACAGCTTGATAAAATCGAAAAGGATGATAAGGTAGTTATTGTTATTGATTCTATTGGTAACCTTGCATCCAAAAAAGAGGTAGAGGATGCTCTGGATGGCAAATCAGTTGCTGATATGTCTCGTGCCAAGGCTCTTAAATCTCTATTCCGTATTGTTACACCTCACCTCAATCTCAAGGATATTCCATTGATTGCTGTTAACCATACCTACAAGGAAATTGGTTTGTTTCCTAAGGATATCGTTGGTGGTGGTACGGGTATCTATTACTCTGCTGATACAATTTGGATTATCGGTCGTCAACAGGATAAGGTTGGTACCGAGATTCAAGGTTATCACTTTGTAATTAATATTGAGAAATCTCGTCACGTCAAGGAAAAATCCAAAATTCCTATCACTGTGTCGTGGGAAGGTGGTATTAAAACATGGTCAGGTCTTATGGAGGTTGCTGAAAAAGGCGGTTATATCCACAAACCAAAGGTTGGTTGGTATGAAGCCGTGGACCCTAAGACTGGTGAAATTCTATCAGAAAAATTGCTTCGTGCGAAAGATATAGTTGACAATTCTGAGTTTTGGGATATGATATTTACTAGGACCGATTTTGTTTCCTATGTTAAAAATGCATTCTCGGTCGGAGGCAATATCCAAATTGATGAGGATGTTGAGGAACTTGTAACTATTGATGACGGCGAAGACTAAATGCTAGAAAAAACTATCTTATCCAATCTCATCTTTAACGAGGAATATTATCGCAAGGTATATCCCTATGTTAAAGGTGAGTATTTTGATGATTCCTATCACGAAAAAATATTCACTACATTCAGTGACTATGTTGAAAATTACAAAGAGCCTCCTTCAGTGGAGGCTCTTAAGTTGTCACTTGACAAACGTAAGGATTTCAACGAGGAAACTTACAAAAACGTAATGTCAGCAGTTGACGAACTCAAGGTTGATGCTGATACCAATACTGATTTCCTTATCAACGAGACAGAAAAATTCTGCCAGGATAAGGATCTATACAACTCCATCCGAAAGGCTATTCTGATCCTGGATGGTGAGGACAAACAAAATGATAAAGGATCCATTCCAAAAATTCTTTCAGATTCTCTCGGTATTAGCTTTGACCAGAGCGTGGGTCACGATTTCCTTGAGGATTATGAAGGACGATATGAATATTACCACAAAAAAGAAGAGCGACTCCCATTCGATATTGATCTGTTGAATAAAATCACCAAGGGTGGTTTACCTCGTAAATCAATGACTGTTCTGTTGGCAACAACTGGTGGTGGTAAATCATTGGTCAAATGTCACATGGCAGCAAATTATCTTATGTATGGTAAAAATGTTCTGTATATTACTATGGAACTTGCTGAGGAGGAAGTTGGCCGGCGTATTGATGCCAACATTATGGATATTACTCTCGATGAGGTATCCATCACACCACGTGATGTATTTGAAAAACGAATGAACAGATACAAGAGCAAAACACCTGGTAAACTTGTAATCAAGGAATATCCAACTGGTTCTGCTCACGTAGGTCACTTCCGACATCTACTCAACGAACTTCAGATGAAAAAAGGTTTTGTGCCTGATGTTGTATTTGTTGACTATATCAACATTTGTGCATCTGCTCGTGTTCGTGGTGCAGCCGCGGCTAATTCTTATACATTGGTTAAATCAATTGCCGAGGAAATCCGTGGTTTGGCTATGGAATTTAATTGTGCAATCGTAACCAGTTCACAGTTCAACCGAGATGGCTATGGTAATTCTGATGTTGATCTGACCAATACTTCTGAATCAATGGGTATCACTCATACCGCTGATGCTATTTTCGGCTTAATTACATCCGAGGATTTGGATAATCTGGGTCAGTTGATGATCAAACAACTCAAAAATCGGTGGGGTGATCTAGGTTATTATCGTCGGTTCCTTGTCGGTATTGACCGAGCAAAAATGAAAATCTATGATCTTGAGGAATCTGCTCAAGGCAATATCCAAAATACTGATAACAGTCAACCAAAAGATGATGGACCGGCTTTTGATAAAACGTCATTTGGTCAGGTCGTCACTATGAAGGCAAAACGGAAAAACATTTTTGAGGATATGGAAGGATTCAAATAATGGATTATGAGGTAACATTATCACGGACCGGTGTGTATGGAATTATGGAGCACACAACTGGTACTTTTATAAATATGTCAAACACGAAAAAAAGTACGGTAGAAAAGATCTGTGATAATTTAAACTGGGGTGGTGGGTTTCAAGGTTTCACTCCTAGTTTTATTGCCAACTTTTCTCCTTTATATAAAAGAAGAGAATAGAAATGCCTCGTAATTTTAGAACATACTTAAGTGAAGCCTCAATATTAAAACCCGACTATGTCGAAGGACATAAATTTGCCTGGAATGGCAAAGGGATCAAGGAATTTGAAACCGCTGGTTATAAGCGAAATGATGTTTTTACCGTAGTCACTGGTTCGGATGGTGCTGTTTTAGTTGGTAATGAATCTGGTGAAAATGAAAAATATCTACAAGGGCCTGATGGTAAGGTATGGCACTTTAAAGGCAGCGTAGGATTTAAGGCAACATCATTTACCCATGTCAAGGAATCCGGTGGAACACCTAGTGGAGCAGAATGGGAAAACCTTATTGTTTACGCTTATAATAACCTTAAAGGTACTACAACAGACGAAGAAACTCAGGAAGTTGCTCTCAAATATTGGGAGCGTTATGGTAAGATTTCTGAAGAGATTGCAAAGAATTTTGACCGTGATCTTAAGGCAAAACAGCTAGTACAAACCGGCCGTGGTTTGGGTAATGTCAAACTCGGTAAGTTCTGGAAGGAAGCTGGTGCCACAAATAAAACACCTAAAACTGATATTGCATCATCTAATTTTGTGGAAAAGATTTCACTTAAAAAGGGTGGTGGGTCTCAGCTTATTTCAGCAGAGAAAAAAGAGGCGGTTGCCATTGTCAATGCGGCTCTATACGAAATGGGTAGTAATGCAGCATTTGCCAAGAAATTAACTGCTGCGCTTGAAGATAAAATGACTCGTCTGGTCTCCAACGAAGCCGTAACATCACTACAGAAAAGAACAGAACGTGGTGATAAAGATGCCGCTGTAATTGATTATCAGAAAAAGGATAAGGACCATAAGGAATTATCCGCAATGCTTCAAGATGCAATTAAAGGTGCTTCAGAAGCAAATAATCTATTTGCCAGACATGTTGTACTAGAGGCTGCAACTGGTAATAATAAATTTGGTAGCCCAAGTTCAAAGGCGGCTGCAAACGTCTTAGGTAAATTTGATATTAAAACATACGAGGTTGACGTAAAAGAAATAACCTCTATTGATTCTCCTATTATCATTGAATATGCTCAAAAGGTTCGTCCATATGTGGCATTTAAAAAAGGATCCGCAGGATCTGCTGCATATTCCGCAATGCGTCTAGGCTTGTCAGAAGGCTATACATTCCAAAAACTAGTTACTGAAGAGCTTTCAAACATCCAAGGGTTTTACCTGACAGAGGATATTCTGAACGAAGGTCCTATGGGAATGATTCGTCGTGCTGGTACCTATGCCAAAAAGATGGGCATGGCTGCCAAAAGAGCACTAGATGCCGCAGTAAATAAAATTATTTTAAAATTAAAAAAGGTATTTACCATTATTGCCAAAAAAGGTAAAAATATGATGGCAGCTCTTATGAAGTTCTTAGGAGTTGAGGTTGGTATGGCATCAGGTATTCCAGCAGAGGTAAGTCTATAATGCAACGATTTAAAAAATATATCGCCGAAGAATTACTCTCTGAGGAAAAGAATCTGCATATGACACACCTTGAGGATGCTGTCCTTGATGGTGGTGTGGTTGGTACTCGAAATGTTATTAATTACCTCCGTGCATTAAGAGATATGTTAGGCGGTAACACCAAGGCACCTATTAATGTATCTGTAAAATGGGACGGTGCGCCTGCTATTTTTGCTGGTAAAGATCCTTCTGACGGCAAATTCTTTGTTGCCAAAAAAGGTGTATTTAATAAGACACCAAAACTATATAAAACCGAAAAAGAAATTGATAATGATATATCAGGCGATCTGAACAATAAGTTCAAGGTCGCCCTAAGAGAGCTTGCAAAGCTCAATATTGAAGGAGTGATTCAGGGTGATTTCCTCTATACGAAAGATGATTTATCGACGGCTACTATTGATGGAGAATCGTATATTACTTTCCATCCAAATACGATTGTTTATGCGATACCGTCACAAAGCAAACTCGCTGAGACAATTCGAAAATCAGAAATCGGTGTGGTCTGGCACACAACATACGGAGGACCAAGCCTTGACTCAATGTCAGCAAGTTTTGGAAAGGAGATTGTCCCTTCTCTCAAAACAACATCGTCCGTCTGGGCGGTAGATGCTGTATTTGAAGATAAATCAGGTAATGCCACATTTACGGCTGCAGAAACAAAAGCATTAAATACTATTTTATCCAAGGTAGGAACTCTATTCAGAACAATTAAACGAGAAACATTAAATGGTCTTTCAAAGGATGCAAATCCTGAACTGAATACAAGAGTAAATACATACGTCAACCAAAAGGTCCGTGCAGGTGAGCGCATTGGTAATCCTAAATTATTTGTCACTGGTTTGATGAAATACATTAATGATTATTATGGTGCTGAGGCTGATAAAAAGAAAACGGAACGTGGTAAGAAAACACAAACAGATAAACGTGACGCAGCATTAGCATATTTTTCAAGCAATAATAAAAAAGAAATCGAGCGTTTATTTGAGATGTACAACCTATTGGTTGATGCAAAACTAATGGTTATTTCAAAATTAAATTATGTGGATGGCTTGCAGACATTCCTTAAAACAAACAAAGGGTTCGAGGTAACTGGTCAGGAAGGATTTGTTGCCATTGATCACCTTGGTAAAAATTCGCTTAAACTAGTGGATCGCCTACAGTTTAGTAAGGCAAACTTTAGTACAGAGTATATTAAAGGCTGGGAGAAGAAGTAATGGCTTGGGTAACCGTACCGGGATCAAACGGCATTTGGGAATATGATGATGCTGCAACAGCGGCCGATTCTGATACTTATGATGATGCAAATGGCGCTGTTGCTGGAGGAATTAGAACATTTACACCACCTGGCGGATCTGCCCAATTTACCTATATTAAGGCAAGAAAAGTAGGCGAAACAATTATTCGTGGTGAACTCAATAAAAACTATTACGACGCAAGGGTCTAACAAATGGCACAATGGAATATAGATTCTCAATCATATTTAGCAAATAATAAAACATTATTTGAGGCATTTAATATCGCCGATAAAGATGGCAATATCATTAACTCGTTTGGTATCGCTTCAAACATTCCTATTGCTGCTGGTGAAGTAGACGGATGGTCGAATATCCATAAATTTGGTGCTGTTCCTCTGATGTCGACAAACCCAGGCCTTGGTACAGTTTGGGATAAGAGTGATACCTTATATCCTTGGACTGCTTTTGATACACCAGGGCCACTTACCATTTCAACGACAACATCTAATGGAACTTTATCTGCATTGGATGATGGAATGACCGTAACAATTATTGGACTTGATGAAAACTTTCTTGATGTTCAAGAAACAATTACAATTACTGGTAATGCTGGTGCTGGTACTCAGAATTTTGCTCGTGTATATCGAGCATTC